AGAACAAGGCGGAACAAAGACATATACTGTAGCTAGTATAGCTCAAGTTCTAAAAAGAACTGTAACTTGCCCAGCAAGTGTTGATACTACCATCGCTACGTTTCAAACAGCAACTAGTACATCTGACAGTGCTTTAGATTTAGAAAGTACTAAATATATTAGGGTAACAAATTTAGACTCTTCTAACTCTGTAAACTTATCTTTGCAAGTAGCTGGGGCTGAAGGCGGTACAGCTAATATGTCAGCTACTATTTTATTAGCAGCAGGAGAAACTTTTACAATGGGAACTCCTCATGATGGTATAGGTATATCTGATGCAAATGCAACTATAATTACCACATCTGGTGCAATAAACGATTTAGAAAGTATAATAGTAGACCCAGGCGGTAATGCCGTTGCAGTTGAAGTATTTGTAGCAAGTACAGCATAATAGGAGAAAATTATGGAGTGGATAGTAGCAAATTGGATGGAAGTTGTAGTTGTCGTATTAGCGGTAGCTCACGCTGGCAAATTAGTTGCTGGTTGGACTGACACCAAAAAAGATGATATATTTTGGGATAAAGTACATAGCCTAGCGAAGTGGATGGAAGACGCTAAAAAGCCTAAATAATGCCTTATAATCAGGAACAACAAAGAAGTCTTTTTTCGCAAGATGACCCGTTTGAAACAACAGAACAGGCTATGCGAAAACTATATAGACCAGAAGAACGGTACGCAGTTCCTATTACAGACGGGCTAAGTATAACTCCAGAGTTATCATACGATATGATAAAACAATCTCAGGGTCTTACAGATATTGATATAAATGCTAGAAGTTTTGGTGCTGGTGTTAATACTCCTTTGGGTACTTTTAGAGGAGGAAAATCCTTAGTAAATGTAGATAAAGAATCTCCAGAAAGACAAGAAAAGTTTAAAGGTAAAGGATATTCTTTAGGGTACAGTAAATTTAATGAAAAAGGATATGGTGTAACTTTAGATGTTAGAATACAACCAATGCCAGAAGGAATTAACACAAGCTGGCAAGCAGAAGCTAACGCTTATTGGGATTCTGGAGAACTTCTTGGGACCATCTTAAAAACTTTTAAAGAGTTAGCAGATTAATGAAAAGTAGTTGGGTACATTTTACTAAAGACGAGTTAAGTTGTACGGGGGCTTGTCCTAGATGTTCAGGGTCAGATAGTCATATGAACTCTGAGTTTATGAATAAAGTAGTTAAACTTAGAAAGCTATGTAACTTTCCTTTTGAAGTTAGAGGTGGCTATAGATGCCCCGATAGAAATAAAGAAATTAGTAAAACAGGTTTAAATGGACCACATACTACGGGAAAGGCGATAGATATATTAATTTCTGGACCAGAAGCATATTTGCTAGTAATGCTTGCTATGGAATTAAATTTTACAGGTATAGGAGTACACCAGAAAGGACCAGTAACTAATAGACATATTCATTTAGACTCTGGTATTCCTGGTAAGAAAAGACCAAAGATATGGACATATTAAAAAAACTTTTAAGTTTCTTTTATAAACTATTTATAACTTCAATTGAAAGAAAATATGAAAAAGAAGTTCAAGAGAAACTAGAAGAACAAAGAGAAGAGGATAAAGAAGAATTTGAAAAAATTAAAAAAGGGATGGATTCACTCAGCGAAGCTGATGTCGATAGGCTTAACTCTGAGCTTTTTGACAGGGTGCGCGAGTCAAACTCTAAGCACAGTCCTCGTAATGGGTCTGACAGCAAATGAAGCTTACAAATTTAGTAATCCTCCAGTAAGAGAAGTAATGCCTTATGGCATAGATACGTTTGTACCAGACGCGGGTTATGAATCTAGATGGACATCTGCCGAAAAGCAAAAACTATATTTGCATAACGTAACAATGGAAAGAGCTTTGAAAGACTAATATGCGCTGTCTGCTTGTTGTATTCTTATATTTTAGTATACAAACTGCTTCAGCTATCCCAAAAGAGATAGAGATGTGTATTTGGGTAGCAGATATAGCAGGGTCTTTGCAATTTGGTAGACAATATAACGACTACGTGGATAAGCATAGATTATGGCATAAGGAAGTAGTTAGCGTAGTATTAAAACAAAGCAAACAACAGCCATTTGTTATAAAAAGGGTATTAAAAATATTTGATTACGTTTGGGATACTTTTGATATAACTAAAACAGAAACTTTTGTATTTAAAGAGTCATATACTTCGTGTATAAAGCTTTCTAAAAATATGGATGATATTTATTACTAATGGAACTAGACTTTACTTTACATCCAGGTCAATTAGAGATTTTTAACTCCGAAAAGAGATTTAAAATCTGTGCAGCAGGTAGAAGATTTGGAAAATCTTACCTTTCTGCTGTAACTTTACTCATAGAGGCTTTAAAAAACGAAAATGAGTTTGGATATAAGCTAGGACCACAGATTGTAACCTATTACGTAGCTCCAACTTTCCAACAAGGGAAAGATATTATGTGGAAACTCATAAAAGGGTTAGGGGAAGGTGTAATAAAAGACACTTTAGAGAATACTGGAGTAGTAAAACTAATAAATGGAAGGGAAATACATATAAAAGGGTCTGATAGACCAGATACTCTCCGAGGTGTTGGTCTAAGTTATGTAGTTTTAGATGAATATGCTACAATGAAGCCCTCAGTGTGGGAAGAAATTATAAGACCTACACTATCTGATGTAAAAGGTGGGGCATTGTTTATAGGAACACCTGCGGGAAAGAATCATTTTTATAATTTGTTTGTAAGTGCTACTAAAATGGATGATTGGGATTCTTTTGAATATAATACAGCAGATAATCCTTTTGTACCAGCAGATGAAGTAGAAAACGCTAGAAACACCCTGTCTTCTGAGGTGTTTTTACAAGAATACCAAGCTTCTTTTAGAAGTGGTGGTGGTAATGTATTTAAAGAAGATTGGTTTAACAATATAGTAGAAGAAGAGCCAGAAGGACAATATTATATTGCTGTTGATCCAGCAGGCTTTATAGATTTACGTGGTAGAAAAATTACAAGTAAGTTAGCAAGACTAGATGAATGTGCAATAGCAGTAGTAAAGGCTGGTCAAGACGGATGGCACGTAAGAGATATAATAACTGGTAGGTGGGATGTTAGAGAAACAAGTATACAAATATTAAGAGCAGCTCAAAAATATAAACCACTGAGTCTAGGTATTGAAAAAGGAAGTTTAAAAAATGCCATTATGCCATACTTAACAGACCAAATGAGAAGATTAAATACGTTTCCAAATGTAGTTGAAGTAACACACGGTGGTAAGAAGAAACAAGAACGTATTACGTGGGCATTACAAGGAAGATTAGAACACGGAAGAGTTTCTTTTAGTAAGGGTGAGTATTTAAAAAAATTAATAGAACAAGCTTTAGATTTTCCGTCACACTTAACACATGATGATATGTTAGATGCGTTGGCATATATAGACCAAATAGCAATAACTTCATATATAGACCAATCTTGGGTTGACACTTGGAGTCCACTAGACAAACAGGCAGGATATTAATGGTAAATAGTATTGTAGTAAATGACACAGCAGACTCTGCAAATAAGAATCAAGACCCTATAGTCTCTTGGGTAGTAGATAAAGTGCGTGATTGGGAAGACTATAGAAATACAAATTTTAGAGCTAAGTGGAATGAATATTATCGTCTTTGGAGAGGTCTTTGGAAATCTGAAGATAAAACTAGAGAGAGTGAAAGAAGCCAACTGATTGCTCCTGCTTTGCAACAAGCTATAGAAGTTACTGTTGCAGAATTAGAAGAAGCAGTATTTAGCTCTAAGCGTTGGGTAGATATTGATAAATCCAGCATAGAGAGCGAAGAAGAGCAGCAGGTTATGGGAGGTTTTATAGACCAACTATTAAAAGAATATGAGTTGGCTAAAGTTCCTGGCGCACTGTCTGAGATATTTCTAAATGGTGCTATATATGGAACAGGTATTGGTAAAGTAGTAGTAAAAGCTAGAGAAACAAGAGTTCCAAGTCAAGATGAAGAGGGTAACTTAACCTCTGAAAAAACAATAGTTCCAGAAGTTTCTTTAGTAGCTATAGACCCAATGGAATTTGCTATAGACCCACTAGCTAAAAGTATAGATGATGCTGAAGGGTGCGCTCATATCTTATACTCACATATAGACGCAGTAAAAAGAAAACAAGAAGATGGTGTTTATGCAGACGTAGATATAGGTAGTGGTAAAAACGATAGTGATTATTGGGCTAGGGGAGAAGCAAGCCCTTTAAATAAACATGATTGGGTAAAAATTACAGAATACCACGGTAGAGTACCAGCAGAGTTATTAGAACCTATTGGTGCTGCTGTAGAAGAAGAACTTAACCTTCTATCGGAAGAGGTAACTAAGAAATCAGATACAATAGAAGCTATAATAACTATAGCAAATGACGGAGTTCTTCTACGAGCAGTAGAGAATCCATTTTTTATGCAAGATAGGTCTATTATAGCATATCAGCACGATAGAGTACCTAATAGGTTTTGGGGTAGAGGCATAGCGGAAAAAGGATATTCTCCTCAGAAAGCTTTAGATACAGAATTACGAGGAAGAATAGACGCAATGAGTTATGCTATTCATCCGATGATAGCTATTAATGCAGCCTTAGTCCCACGGGATTTAAACACTACTTTTAAAGTTTATCCAGGTAGGGCTATATTTACTAACGGCCCAGCAGCAGAAGCTATACAGCCAATAAACTTTCAACCACCAACAGCGTTATCGTTTAATCAATCAGGTGATTTAGAAAGAATGGTTGAAATGGGTACTGGAGCATTTCAAGCGGCAGCACCTACAAGCCAAAACCCACGAAATACAACGGCTACTGGTATGAGTATGATTACCACTGCCGCAATTAAACGTAATAAAAGAACTTTACAAAATATAGAAATTAATTTATTAGATGAGTGGGTTAAAAAGTCTGCTTATCGTTATATGCAATTAGATTCTGAAAAGTACCCAGTAATGAATTTAAGATTCGTTATTAATTCTACTTTAGGAATTATGGCAAGAGAATTAGAAGTACAGCAATTAGTACAATTATTAAATACTTCTCCTCCAAACTCTCCTAGTTATTGGATGTTAATAAAATCATTATACGAATTAAGTAGCATTTCTAATAGAGAAGAAATGTTACCTATTATTGACCAACAATTACAGAAAAGTTTACAACCACAAGAGCCTCCAGTTGACCCAGTTCAAATGGAACTCGTTAAGATAGAATCACAGAAAGCAGAAACAAATGAGTTTAAAGCTGGAAGTGATGCGGTTTATAAGAAGACCGCTGGTATTCTTAATCTTGCTAAGGCTGAACAAATTGAAGATGATAATGTAGTTCAGGGACTTCGCGGTATAAAACAATTAGAAGTAGATACTGAGAAATTAGAAAGAGAAAGACAACAAGCACAAATGCAACAACAGCAACAAGCACAAGGACAACAAGAGCAATTAGCTGCACAGGCGGGGACACCCCCAATAACCTAGAGGGTAACTTATGTTGAAAGAACATGAAGATGTTTATGAATCTTACTTTGAAATGTTTGGTTCTAAGGGTTGGGAACTGTATAAAAAAACAATTATAGAAGAAAGAGAAGCTTTATTTAAAGCAGGTTTTTATGAACTTAAATCAGAACTTGAGTTAGGTAAATTGCAAGGGGCTATTCATTATATTGACATGATATTATCATTAGAAAATAATATGGAAAATATGTATGATGAAGCCAAAAGACAAAATAAAGAAGAAGAAGATGATAAAAATTATGTTGGGCAAATTGAGGATGGTGGATAATGTTATACGAATATTCGTGTAATACACACGGTAGGTTTTCTAAGATATGCTCATTAGCAGACAGAGAAGCAGAAAAGCCCTGTCCAGAATGTAATAAGCTAAGTAGGTTTGTTATATCAGCCTCCCAGTTTAAATTGGAGGGTATTACAGGTCACTTTCCCACTGCTGCTAGTAAATGGGAAAGAATACATGAAACACATGGTGAACTTAATACTAAGAGGAAATAGATATGGCAGAAGAACAAGTACTTATATTAGATAAAAATGTTCAAGATACGGTTGATGCACAAAATGAACCAGAAGAACAACAGGTTGCAGCAGAACCTGAAAATAAAGAACCAGAATATGAAGTTCCTGATAAGTTTAAAGATAAGTCTATTCAAGACGTATCTAAATCTTATGAAGAACTAGAAAAGAAACTAGGTCGGCAAGCCCAAGAATTAGGTGACACTCGCAAGCTTGCAGACGACTTGCTACGGCAAGAACTAGATAAAAATAGGCAAACACAGGCTCAACAACAAGAGCAACCTAAAGAGTTTGACTATGATAATCCGTTAGAATCCGTAAGAAAAATGATACAGCAAGAGCTAGGTCCTGTCAGGGACGAACTAAAAGCTAACCAAGATGTCTCTACTAGAGATAAGTTAGAACAACAGCACCCTGACTATATGACTATCGCAGCTTCTCCTGAATTTTCTGATTGGGTCAATTCGTCACCTATTAGAGCAGATTTGTATAGACGCGCCAATGACCAGCTTGAATATAATGCTGCCGTTGAATTGTTAGATACTTGGAAAGCATTGAACCCTGCGAAGGAAACCCCTTCTAAGGCTGAAACTCAAAAAGTAACTAAACAAAAGATTAACGAGCTTAGCACCGAGTCTGGTAGTTCAGGTCAAACGTCAACCAAAACTTTCTCTCGTAGAGAACTTATTAACCTAAGAGCTACTAATCCTAACAAGTATTACGAAATGGCTGAAGAAATCAGAGATGCGTATGCTACTGGTAGGGTTAGATAGATAATTTAACAACAAAGGAGAAGTAAAATGGCAGCTTTCTCAGCAGCCAATTCTCAAACGATTACTACACAGGCGAATTATATACCTGAAATGTGGTCGGACGAGATTATTGGTGCATTTAAAGCAAACCTTGTCTTAGCTAATCTCGTAACAAAGATTATGCACAATGGCAAAAAAGGTGATACTGTTCATATTCCTGTGCAGGCTCGTGGTAGCGCATCTGCAAAGGTAGCGGCAGCTAACGCAGTAACACTTATCACAGATACAGCGACAAAAGTATCTATTTCAATTAACAAGCATTTTGAATACTCGCGTTTAATTGAAGATATGGCTGAAGTTCAAGCAATTGATAGTTATCGTAAGTTTTATACTGACGATGCTGGATTTGCGTTAGCAAAACAAGTTGATACTCACTTACATGAGCTTGGAGAAGGTTTACAAGGCGGTACAATTGGTGGGGAGAAATACGAAGCGGCAGTTATTGGGTCTAATGGCTCAACTACTTTCCTCGATGCGTCAGCAGGTAATGCAGCAGCAATATCTGATGCTGGTCTTCGTAAATGTATACAAACCTTAGATGATGCTGATGTTCCTTTATCAGACCGTTATCTTATAATTCCTCCAGTAGAAAAGAAAAGCCTAATGGGTCTTTCTCGTTTTACTGAGCAGGCGTTTGTGGGTGAGGGTGGACCTTCGAATACTATTCGTAATGGTTACCTTGGGGATGTATACGGTGTACCTATATACGTATCTACTAATGTAGATAGTCTTACTTGTGATGACAGTAGCACGATTGTTAAATCGTGTTTATTACTTCATCGTTCAGCTCTTGGATATGTTGAGCAAATGGGTGTTCGCGCTCAAAATCAATATATGCAGGAATACTTATCTGACTTATTTACCGCAGATACAATCTACGGTGTAAGTGAGCTTCGTAATGACGCAGGTATTGCAATTATAGTACCATCGTAATATAAAGGGGGAGTTCGCTCCCCCATTTTTATAATTTATAAATAGAGGATTTAATCATGGCACGTAAACAATTTCAGGATGTTTTTCCTGATGTGATAACTCAGTCTGCAACTATAAATTTAGGTAGTGCGGGGGACGGTGATGAAGTAGCTTCTGACGTAACTGTTACTGGCGCAGCTTTAGGAGATTTTGTTTTAGTTTCCTGTGGTGTAGACGTAGTAGACGCACAAATAACAGCTACTGTAACAGCAGCAAATACTGTAACTGTAGTACTATCAAGTAGTACTGGTGGTG